ATTTAACTACCATCTTGTCGATTAACTCAGCCATTTATAGCCATCCAAAAATTAGAAATAAAAATACGCTTCTACCTTAACTATTAAAAAAAATAGATCCACTACCCTACACAAACAACAGCACAGCCGAAACAGCGACCCAGACCGCATAAGCACCAGCGACCCAGACCAATAAATTAAACAGCCAATTTAGACGGGGAAACATTTAAACCGCCTCCCGTGATATAGCGACCCCGTAATGGCTCAGGAACCGCACAGCCTCACCATCACCAGCCACAGCCTTAGAAACGAGCTTAGAAAGCTCTGTAATGCTTCTGGATGGGTTAGCGACCCCCAGATGATGCCGAGCAATAGCACGGGGCACGGGGCGAGAGTTAATAAAAAACTGAATCATTAGTAACCCCCTTCACGCTTCCAGTAATACTCCTCGTCTGTTGAGTAATACTGCTCGACACGATTACGCCCAGCCAGAACCTTTCCCGACCCCTTACAGACCTCACAACACATATCGTAAGCCCCGTCCATGTAATCGCTAAATTCCTCATCATCCCATTCTTCACGATCCGACCCCGTAATAATGCCGAGGTGCTTAGCGTGTTTGCCCTCGCCCTCACAGTTACAGCAGATCTCCCAATTTTTATGCATTTTTAAACCTCCGCAGATTGTTAAACCAAGAGCCCCAGAGCTGGGGCTTTCGCCTGTATTTCAGAGGCTCATCAGTTGGCTAATTGTTTCTGGATATCCCTCCCCAGCTCTATCCAGCTCTCAGGATGCACCAGACCGAGGGGCGGATAGTCTTCAGGCTTAGACTTTGCGACCTCGGCAGAAAACTGCTCCAGAGCTGTGAGGATCATCAGCGTAGCGAGGGGGTGAGAGTTAATAATTTGGGTTAGTTTTTTGGATTTCATGCGAAAGCCTCTTCCTTTTCAAGCGTTACAAAGTATCCCGTGGTATGCCCTTTTTTATTGCCCAGCCATTGGAAGTTAAGCCCTAAAGCCCCTCCAATTCTCTGCATGGATGACGATCCGCAAGCACCATCTAAACAGACCCGACCATCTGGGGAAATGGTCAGCCCATAAAATTTGGGGTTGATCTCCTCCGAGATCTGGAGATAGCCCGTAGAGCCATATTTAATCTTGGGGAGATCAGCAACCAGAGCTTTAAGCTCATTCTGGAATTGATCCTCTAACCAATCGCCTATGACTGTCCCGATCATGTCATAACCGCCCCCCATGGTGCGATAGCGTTTACCCGTCCGTGTATCGTCCAAACGGCAAATATTCCAGCCTTCAGAATCTCGACCACGGGAAACAGACCAAGAAATATTAAGATGAGTTGAATTAAACATTTTTAAAGCTCCTATTCCTAACGGGGGCGGACTGCTGGGAACGGCTCAGCCTCGCCCTCATTGATTAAAAAACAATAAACACCTTCGCACAGCACCGAATCAATGGATGGAAGCCCGTCATTCATGCGATCAGCCTCCCCAGCGATAGAGTCACGATAGGCGATAGCCTCCGCCTTAGTGCTAAATACTTTGTTTAAGGGGTGATCCTCTGGGTATCCACAGTCATACCACCAGCCCCCCTCCTCATGCCCACCATAGGCACGATCAGTAACAAACAGATGCACAGAAAACATGATTAAACCCTCCTCTAGTTAACGATGTAAAAAACATCCTCAAGCCCTCCGCAAAGGGCTTTGAGCTGTTTTCTACTGAGAGGCATCCTCTAGCGTGGTCATAGCATCTTCAATGCTTGAAATGCTCTGCTGGAGGTTATCAATAGCATTCTGGGCGGACTCGCCTTTATCGCCATTCTGGAAGCCTTCAGGCATATTCGAGAAAGCCTCCTCTTCATCATTTAAAACCTCTTCTATCTGGCTTCGCAGATCGTCCAGCTTCTGGCTGATGTCGCTCAATATTTCTCTTCTAGCTTGATTCATAGAACCCCCGTTTTAATAAAAACATAATCAGACGGGGAAACAGCCTCCCCATTTCTTTCATTGAAAACCAGCTTTTTACCATCGTTATAAATGCTCCAGATCTGGCGATCTTCTGATGGCAAAGGCGACCAGAAGCAAAGCGTATCGCCAATGTGAACAGCTCCAGCCTTTACCCGTTTAATATCTTGACGCATAGAATCCTCCAAAATAATCAATAGTCGAATAGGTATAGATACACCTACCGAGATCTTACTCCCAAAACATATTGACAAGCAACACCCCCAGAAAATGAAAAGTTGAGCCTAGTATTTATAAGGCTCTGGAGGCGATCACTCCCAGAGCTGTAAACCGAGCAGACCGCAAAGCCTTATAGAATCAGGGTCACGCTGTCGAGCTGACCTGGGAGCAGCTTAGGGGGTTCTATATAGAATAAGGCTTACAGGGCGATGCAAATAATGGGCCCATCAATCACAGACCGCAAAGCCTTATAAAATCTAGAGCTGGCATTATTAAAAATGACCAGATGACCGCAGACCCTTGCACAGGCTGGGGTTTGGCGGGGGCAAATAGCGAAGCGAAACAGCCCAGCAGTTACAGCCACAGGATAGAAAATACTAGGAGAGATCCATAGAAGCTCTGGCACTTGCAGACTGTCCCTCTATTGCCCTAAGATCACAAACAACGCAATTCTTAATAAATACCCATATGACCAGATTAACCAGAAAGCAGATCGAAGAGGGGCTAAAGGCTACACCCATTGAGCAGATATTGCTGGGGGTCGCTGGGGCTAAACAAACGAAGCTCAGCCCTTCACAAATCAAGTTTGCAGAGCAGATGGCACTAGGAAAAACTAAGGCGGAATCATACCGCCAGAGCAGACCAAACGGACGCAAGAGCAAGGCGAAACCAGCCACAGCATCACGCAAGGGTCAGGAGCTGGCAAAGTCGGACGCAATACAGGCACAAATAGAAGCGTTTAAGGTGGCTCTGGAGGCTCAAAAATATACTACCCCTGCTCATTTGAGGGCTCTCACAATCCATAAGCTCACAGAAAAGGCACTAGACCCAGACATAGCACCAGCTCAGCAGATCAAAGCTCTGGAGCTTCTGGGCAAGATCACCGAGGTCGCACTGTTTACCGAGAGGCGTGAGATCGTCCAGACCAGCAACAGCACAGAGATGAGGGCAAAGCTCCTGAATTCTATCCGTCTGGCACTTTCTGCCCAGACCGCAGAAACCATTGAACCGAATCAGGCTGATGATCTGCTGGCTGAGCTGTCAGGAATAAGCCCAGATGATGAGCAAAGCCCAGATCATGAACGGCAAAGCATGGAACAGGTCACGGCTCTGGTGCTTGATCCAGACCCCCAGACCCATTTGCTAAACCAGATCGAGGCAGACCCACCGACCCCCGACCCCCAAAAATCAACATTTACAATAGCCAGCCCTATGCATAGTATTCCACACATTCAATCCGACCCTAAATCTGTAACACCCCCAGGCGTAACACCTGTTACACCTGAAAATGTAGTAAATTCAACAGCTTGCGTGTCAAGTAGTAGTAACCCTATACTATCGAAGGGGGAGGGGGGATAGAAAATGACTATCGATAAAAATATTGTTCCACGTGAAACACCCCCCCTTGATGAAAAGGGTCCCATGCTAACGCTAGATTTAGATATGTTAGAAGATCGGCTAAAGAGAATGAGTGAGAAAGACAGGAAGAAGTTATTGGATATGTTAGATAGTCATCAGGCCGTGATGTTAAAAAGCAAGGATAAATATGTTAAGTGAAGAATACCCAGATTTATTAAAAGCCGATGGGTTAGATGAGGCTATTATTGGCGTGGTACAAAGAATGGGCACTCAGGCTATTTGTTATGACACCGAGAAAGTCATTGAGATCTTAATGCGGGATATGACAGAAGATGAGGCTTGGGACTATTTTCACTACAACATTGCTGGCGCTTGGGTTGGAGATCATACCCCATTTTTTTTAACACGGGAAAGTATGAATGAGGAAAAGTAAAGAGATGACTCCTGCCCAAAAAGAAATATTTCTGGTGATTGATTCCTATTGGAAGCTATATGGTTTTGGCCCCTCGATTGATGACATTATGCGAATGACTGGCGAGAAGAGCCGTGGTAATGTAAGTAGAAAGATGTGGGCCTTGGTAGATTTAGGGGTTTGCAAAGGGGTAAAGAGAAGAGCTAGATCTATACGGCCTACCTATATAAAGGTTAGAAATCTTGAGTGATGCATTAAACCGTCTATTAGATAAACTAAATCCTGGTGATCACGAAGACTTGCTTGCTTTAGCGCAAGGCTATGCAGACTCAGTCATTCGGGAAAAAGGGCAAAAATCGTTTATGGAGTTTGTTAAAGTCATGTGGCCTGGGTTTATTCATGGAAGACACCACGCTTTAATGGCAAAAAAATTTGAGGAGATAGCTAGTGGAAAACTTAGACGCCTTATTATTAATATGCCTCCCCGCCATACTAAGTCTGAATTTGCCAGCTACTTATTGCCAGCCTGGTATCTTGGTCAATTCCCTAATCGAAAGATTATTCAGTGTTCTAACACCGCAGAACTAGCGGTGGGCTTTGGACGTAAAGTTAGAAACTTAGTCGATGGAGAAACCTATGCCAAAATATTCCCAAATGTCGCTTTGCGAACTGATTCCAAG